GCATTTTTATCAAATGATCTACCAACATAATAATTAAGTATACCTTTTGCATCATATGACGGTATAATTACCATATTTTTATACTCTCCCATTTCATTATAACTAATGTCATATTTAACTATATCTTGTTGTGTTACACCTCTTTGATCTAAATAATGTAAAGCATGTCTTGATAAGACTGCAGAAGAAGATATTATAGATTGTGTGCCTTCAGGGAGTTGTATTGATAAATTTATTTCTTTTTGTCTTTGAGGCTGTTTAAAGTTATATTGATTGTCTATTTCTTTTAAAGTTGAATAAATAGATGTAGAAGCTTTAGCCTTTTTAAGTAATTGATAAGCTCTATGTCCTTTATAACCACAAACCCAACATTGAAATTTTTGTGATAATAAATTAAATGTAAGTTTTTTCTTATGATGATTACAACTAGGGCAATAAAACACAGCTTCATCTCCTCCTCTAGCTGATTTACTTCTACCTAATACAGATTCTAATAGTTGTTTTAAAAGATCTTCTTTCATACTATTATTGTATGAAAAATAAGCACCTAAGCAAAATCTTTATCGAAAAATTTACCGAGAATATTGTCATTAAGGTAAGACCTACTTTCAAGCACACCAAGCGTGAACTGGTACTTACATTCAAGATAAGTCAATTCTTTTTTGTGGTAAGCAATTTTTAAAATTTCTCTTGTTAAATCTTCTTCATTTGCGTCTTTAATAAAACTATGTGAACCATAGTAATTTTTCCAATCACTTTCTTTAAGTACTCTTTTATAGATAGGAGGTCTACCTTTACCTTCCCAAAGTGCTTTTTCTTTTTTACCTAATTTTTTCTTTAAATTATACATTAAAGATTTTTTACCAATGTATTTTTTATTTGTAGGTAAGTGAGTTGTTTGATAAACAAAGCCGAAGGCATTGTTTGGTAGATCAGAAATCTCATTGATTTCTTTATTTTTATATAACCATTTCATATTTAATTTTAACCTGTGAATATATGCAATGCTGTAGATTGTAGTGCATTTTCACTTGATATTTTGGAACCTGAAGCAAATATTGAGCCTGTCCCAATTAAGGCTGCTTGGTCAACAGTATTTGGTAAGTCGTTAAACTTAATAGCTAGTACCGATTCGGCCACATCAAATGAACCACTCCAACTAAATGAAGCTGAAGTACTCATAAATGAACTACTACCTAAAGTAGTTATATTTTCACTTGTTAATATATCATTACTTGAGCTTATAACTCCTGATTGAGTTATATCTGAGAATATTCTTAATTTTGGGGGTGCAAAAGCATGTGTACTTTCATGTCCTATTAAAACACCTCCTGGACCTCCACTCATTGTTACTGCACCTGTGATTTTATGTAATCCTGTGCCTACACTTCCTGATATATTAATATCATTACCTTCAATTGTAACATCTGCATCAGGACCATTACCACTATTTTGACCTATAAATAAACCAGCACCTGTTGAGAATATTACTCTAGTACCTGCTACAGCTATACCAGCAGCAGAAGATGATAATTGTGTTGCAGATACTTTTGCAGCAGTAACTAAATCTGATGCAGTTATATCATCTCCAAATATATTTCCACTTGCACTTATATTACCTGATGCTGTTATGTCACCTGTTATATTAGTGTTATCAACAAAAGTTATACCACTAGTATCACCTCCTGTTGAAGAAAAATTATCTGCAAATACTGTTCCACTTGCACTTATATTTCCACTAGCTGTTATATCAACAACATATGATATATTTCCTATACCATCTGTTTCTATGTCAGTCATAGGGTTACATGGTAAATGGGCTTCTGCATCTTCTCCTATTTCAAAAGTCATCCCATCAGATATCTCTATATCATTTCCCTTAGTTGGATAAAGTATAGAAATATGGTTATCATTTACTACTGTAGTTTTAGAAATTACTGTGGAATTAGCTAATGCGTTTGCATTTACAACAGGAGCGCTTACTCCTTGACTTGATGAAAGATATTGTAATGTTGCTACAGAACCACTAGCTGTTTGAGTTGTAGATTCTTGTAAATTTATATTACTTTCTATAAGAGAGGCAAACTGTGCTTGGGTTGGTTGTTTGCCTTTCTCAAAAAAAGATTTTATTACAGTTTTATTAAATTGAGTCATTTATCTGTTTTATTGTTGTTTATTTACAAAAACCAATATTACCCCGTAAATATGTAAAGTGGTTTAGATTGTAGTGCATTTGCACTATTTTCTCTATTTCCTGAAACATATAAACTACCTGTTCCAATTAACGCTGCTTGGTCAATTGTTGTTGGTAAGTCTTCAAACTTAATTGCCATTACAGATTCGGCTACATCAAATGAACCACTCCATCCAAATGAAGCTGACATCATTAATAAAGCATCTCCACTACTTGAAACAAATGCATGTTCTGTTCCTCCTACTGATTCTCCATAAGCTACTAATTTAGCACTTCCTGATACTACAACATTACAACTTGCAGTTACAAGTCCATTAAGAGTAATTGTATCATCACAAGCGGCTCCTAATGTTGTGTTACTAGTAACATCTAAAGTACTAGATGATACATTTCCTGTAAATATAGCGTCTCCACTACTTGAAATTGCAAATGTAGGGGTATTAGGATCAAGTACAAATGCCATTATAGAAGCATTATGATCCGCTGAACCTGTCAATACTATATCACAGCTTGATGATATTGTTCCTCCTACTGTTATTTGGTCTGAACAAGCATTACCTAATGTTACATTATTAGTGATATTTAAAGTACTACCCGATATTTCTCCTGCAAATATAGCATTTCCACTAGCTGAAATTTCATATACTACAGCATTATCTGTACCATGACCTATTATAGAAGAGTTTGAACCTGTTAAGACTATATCACAACTTGCTGTTATTGTATTTCCTATAGTAACGTGTTCATCACATCTTGTTCCTAATGTTATATTTCCATCTACATATAATGCTGACCAGTTATCATCATCTCCTAAAGATGCTGATGGTGCATTTCCTGAAACGTGTAATGTATGTGCTGGTGATTCTGTTCCTATACCTACATGTCCTGATGAGCTTACTATTAATCCTATTGTTGGTTGACCTGGATCAAAAACAGATCCAAGGAGATAATTTGATACTTCAAATTGTGTAGCATATTGATCTTGTATTACTGAGGATTCTTTACCTGCTAGGAAGAATTCAGCATTATCAAATACAACAAAGGTTCCTGAGTTTCCTACTGATGCAGAAGCTAAGAATGGTACTTCTTGTAAGAAACTTCCACTGCCTAATAATTTTCCAGCTACAAAAGATCCTGTGATTTTTATACCTGATCCAGAAACTACCAATGTGTCTAAAGTTGTTTTACCAGTTACTGATAACTCTCCACTTGCACTTATGTTTCCTGAGGCTGTAAGATCTCCAGTTAATTTTAAATTATCTGTAAAATCTATTCCGGCAGCATCTCCACCTGTTGATGTTATATTGTTAGCGAATATTGTTCCGCTTGCGCTTATATTTCCACTACACGTAATATCTGTAGATACTAGTAAAGATCCGGAGATACCTATCTTGTCAGAACTTCCTCCTAAGGGAGTTATATTTTTTACTTTTAAATTACTCATCGGTTATACGTTATTTAAGAATTCTTTAGTTTTGTCCATTATAAATATAAATTTTTTCCAAGAAAACATATTTATTTCATAGTTTTCTTTATGTGTCCCACCTTAAAACAAAGGTAGTATCAGTTTCGTCACTCATACGTATAGGTTGTCCTAGTTTTCCAATAACTAATAATTCATTTTGTTCATTATATAGTCCTATTTGTGTGACGTAAGGTTTAAAAAGAGAACTAGTAGCAAAATCAGCCATATCTTGACCTTCACGTGTTTGAATTTTTCTAGCTGTTAAATTAAGGGTATCATTATATTCACTTTCGTCTACTGTACATTGATATTCATGTTCATATATCAAATGATTGGCTTGGAATTTTAATTGTGCTATTTCATTAATAGGAATTTGGTATTCGTTTATTCTACTCGAATGGATTGCACCAGCCAATAGAGCATATTCTACAGAAAAAATTCTTGTATCAAGTCCTTCTGGAGAAAGAACTTCTTCCCATTGAATATTAAAAGCATTACGTGTGCTATAATTTAATGTAGGATCTCCTTGTGATAAAGATGAACTATACCCAGAATATACTAAAGTAGATATATCAAAAGGTGTTTCTAAGTGCCAAAGATATACATGATTTGATTGCCCTACACCACTAATTTCGTTTGTTGTAAGTATCATTTTATCTCCATCAGGATTAAAACTAAAACCATATGAACTTATAGAAGATACACCTTCAGCATCTGTTAATGGTCCTAAGACATCTACAGATTGACTTGTAGTTCTACTATGTACATCAAAAGATCCTGAACAATTTATTTGATACATTGTTCCTGTAGTACGTCCCATAAAATAAAAAGCGTCTCCCTCTTTATTAAAATGACACCCCCCAGGAGTATCTTCATTAAAAGACCCTTCATTAAGACTAATACTTTTCCAAACTGTATTATTAAAAGCGTAAGCACTACCTATATCATAAGAAGAAGAAAGAGGTATTTGTGTAATAGAATCTCTAGTAGTACCTATCACAAAAACTTTATCTCCATCACTGCTAAAAGTAAATCCAGTTGGACTAGTTTCTTCATTAACACCTCCTACTATAGCTCCAGTTCCATCAATTATTTGAACATCTATATCATGTTGTAATGTTTTTATATAATTATATGTATTTAAATCATATGGTTGGTCTAATTGATATTGAAATATATCATCAGTATTATTATTCAAAGTAAACATTCTTGTCCCTACATCATTAAAAGCTACATCTATAGTTGTTGGTGAAGGAAGCCCAGACGGTTTTGCATCAACTGATCTTGAAAGAAATAATTGTGTAAAGTTTTTTAACAATTGAGAGTCAGAATTATAAATATTTTGATTTAGAATGTGTTGATATTGTGGGTGAGTAATAGTAGCTAT